TCGTTAGTTTTAAGCCAATCACAGGCTGCTTTTAAATCTTGGGTAGAAGCTTCGCCACTTTTGACCCGCTTAAGGAATTCAGATGTGACGAGATTATGTAATTCGTTAAATTGGTCTTCAGTGGCTTTCTTCATCTTCTTCCTCCGTATTTTTTTGGTGCATCATCTAAGGTTCCTGATGCAAGTTTTCGTTGATCTGCTAGAGACATAAGTGCTGCAATTCCTGTTAATACAGGTCTTTTTTGAGCAATGCCTATAAAAGCTTTTTTTTTCTTACCTTTAATTTTTAAAAGCCTTTTATGATGATCAGGTATGCCATACTTACCTATCTGAGGTATTTTTTTACCATACCTTGTATTAGATCTTATAACATTTGGTACACGGGTTCTTTTTATTTTCTTATAAGAGTCTCTTAGCTTATCTAAATTAAGTCTATATTTGTCACCCTTTTTCAAATTATCTAAACCATTTTTAATTATCTCAGCAGCACGATCCAACAAAGCATCTTCAACTGCACCTGGACCTTTAGGACGTATATTGTTATATGGTTTTATTCTTAAAGATCTAATATTGTTAGATGCTGTCATAAAATTTAGCTCCTTGGCAATAAGTTATTTTTAATTAGGCTATTTTTAATTTATCTTTTTTAGATGTTTTCTTTTTAGCTTGGAGACGTACTCTGTACCTATAACCACCATATTCGTTATCAAGAGCATCTTTCTTTCGTTCAGCTCCTGATTTAGTGCCATAGGTACCCATTAATTTGCCGTCTCTATCTAAGACTTGATATGGCATTTAACCTCCTGGGAATAAGTTTTTCTTAATCAATTCGACTGCCTTATCATCTATGGTGTTATCAGTAGATTCTGCGTAAGCTTCTAGTAGTTGTATAACTAATTCCTTAACAGCAGAAGAGCTGAGGAATGCCATGAGGATGGGCTTGATAAGTACGATCATTTTTTCTTTTTGAATGGGTTTAGGTTCCAAGATTTTTTATCTTCTTTGGATGTTTTTGTTTCTTTTAAATATGCAGATATAGCTATAACATCACTACACATACTTGCTACACGGCTACCAGGTCTCAGCATGAAACCCTTCTGTTGGAGCTCACTGCATTTCAATACACGAACTAATTCGTAGTCCAATCTCATCTTCTCTTCTTGCCTTGCAGCAATAGATAGACAACGCTTTAATCCTCTACGATCTAATGGGATCATAAAGTTGATTTGACCTCCCCAGTTCTCTGCCATTGTGTAGCTAGAAGGTCTCTTACCGTCTTCATCTATATCCCAAGGTTTTGTATGATTCCCCATATAGAATGGTGAGAAAGTCATAGTTGATCCATTACAGGAGATGTTAGGTCCGTAGTGCTGTCTGGATGGTGCTCCATTGTTCTGGAATTGCACCGCCTGATTGGTCACATTGCCAGTCGCTGCAGCTACGGGATTACTAACATTATTCGTCTCATCTTCAGCACGTACTGGTGCTACTGAGAGAAGACTGATAAGGAGGTAGTAGTAGAGGTGACATCGATTTCTCTGTCTATTACTTCTACTGATAACACTTGACTTGCTGCTCTTGTTGTTATTTCTAGTGAGAAAGGATCTCCAGCTGTGTGTAAAGTGTATATTGAATCTGAATCGGCTATACCACCTGATGAAGCTGAGGTATGAGTGATGTTTTCTCCACTCCATGTGTTTAATGCAGACCCATAAGTTGTCGTGGTTATCTCTTCCACGATCTCTTGAGTCGTTGTCGTTGTACTGTTCATCGAACCCTGGGTGAAGTTTGGGGTTACTAATTCTGCTCTCGCTACCGTGGGTGATGCCAGTGCTAAGAGTACTAGCCATTTCTTCATTGTTTTACTTTAGTGTCTCCATTGCCGTTCTTTTTACCGTTACCATTACCTGTCGATAAACCGAATGTTGCTAAGGCTCCTGTAAAAATCGAAGCAGGAAATGTGATATCCCCGCCTGGGCTTTTCTTAAACATAGGCAATTCAACGTAGTTTAAAGTTATGATAAAACCACTCCAGATGACTACTCCCAAACGCACCATGGCACCAAGGATTACCATCTGTTCTTCATGATCATCAACGTTATCTTTTAACTTACCGAAGAATCCTTTTTCTTTTTCTTTCGCTGCTCCTTCCATTTATTAACTTTAGCTTGTAGTTGTTTTTGAACTTTCTTTTTAATTGGTTCAAATAAAGATTGAGTAACTGTAGTTGTTGCTACAGCTACAACAGCAGTAGTAACAGCAGTGATCACCACAGCTGTTTCAGGTATAGGTACCTGTATATCTATTACTGGTATTTGTAATTTGGGTGGTTCAGGTTGTTCTGATGATTCAGCTTTAACATCTTCAGGAGCCTCCAGATCACTCGGAGGTATAACCATTGGTTTATATGATGGTATCCGAGCTGTAGGAGGTTTGAAGTAAAGAGCATCTGGTTTTGGTAGGTTTGCTCTAGGTAGATGTATTTTAATATTTAGATTTCCCTAGTGTAATAGCAGCTTCATGTGTTGAGAAATCTTCACTTCCCCAGATACTTGTTGTAGTATCTTCTTTCTTGAACTCTCTTATCAATTCCAAATGTTTTACGTTTCTTTCCAACGTTTCTTTCTGTTTATCACTAATTGTATCTTGAGCAGCAATTTGATTGATTAAAGAAACGCTATCACCTGCACTAGCGTAGATTTTAGCGATTTCTTCAGTTGTTTTTTCAGCCATTTTGTTTGAGTGTTTGAATTTCTTGTTTTAATTCTTGAATCGCCTTACAAAGTACGGGAATTAGCTTTGAATAAGAAGCCTCCAATCTATCTGGATTATTATCCATGACCAACCCTAGATACTCAACGTCGTTATCTTTTTGAGCTTTCTGGAAATCTTGAGCTATAAAACCAGCTTCAGTAGTTCCATCTTTTGTTATACCTTCTCTTGATTTCCATTTAAATTTGACAGGTTTTAATTGATTTACAAAATCCAATCCAACAGGTAATTCTTCTATTTGTGTTTTATCTCGTTCATCAGAAAGAGAGCTAATGGTTTGTACTTGACAACGTAAGGAAGTAACATTGCTATCGCCAATAGTTATTTCATTTGAGACTGTGGCTGAACTAGCTGCTGCACTAGAACCTATTAAAGTGTTATTATTGCCAGTTGTAAGATTATTTGTTCCTGTATGACCTGCTTGGTCTCCAATGAAAGTGTTATTGGAACCAGTTGTATTATCTGCTCCAGCATAGTATCCAGCAAAAAAGTTGTAGCTACCCGTAGTGTTTGTAGTGCCAGAATATCTTCCAATAAATGTACTTCTTGTCCCTGACGTATTTGATATACCTGCGTCGTTACCAATTGCTACGTTTGACCAAGCTGAATTGTTTTGTAAAGCATTAGCTCCAATTCCAACATTTTGGTTTCCACCTGTTATGGCTGAAGCACATGATGCTCCAATCCACGTGTTGCTATAAGTACCAGCACCACCTGCATAAATTCCTCCGTTATTTCTACCTGCATGGTAGCCAATACACATATTTAGATTGCCATCTGTTAGATTTTCACCTGCCTTATGTCCAATAAAACAGCCATTTATTGCGGTGTAATTTTTACCTGCATGGTATCCAATGGCCAAATTATCACTTGCTGTCGTCTCACTTTTTAATGCTTGATATCCAATTGCTATATTTTTTCCTCCCGTAGTGAGTGCTCCTCCAGCTTCATATCCTAATGCAAGGTTATCTTCTCCTGAAGTTACAGAATCTAAACAAAACGTTCCAAGAGCTATGTTTGAACCTCCAGTACATTGTGCAAGCGACGACTTGCCAATAGCGATGTTGTTACTTGAAGTAGTTACTACTTGAAGAGCAGAATCTCCAATTGCAACATTATTATCTCCAGTTGTTACATCTTTTCCTGCTTGTTTACCAAAGAAAGTATTTCTCGTACCTCCACTAGCTAAATCTTCTCCAGCCGATGTACCTGCAACGGTGTTACCGTCGGAGTCTGAGGTGATTGAACCACCACCTCCACCAGAAGCTTCAGCCCAAGTTAAGCCACCAGTATTTCCTGATTGAGCTTGTAAGAAATAACCATTAGTAGGTGCATTACTTACTTTTAAATTAGCTTCATCAACTACGTTATCTGCAATAACTGTTGCACCATCTGCTGTTGAAGTAACTTCTCCAGAGTGATTAGGATGAACATAGTTATTAGCACTAGCTGCTATACCATTTAACTTAGTGTGATCATCATCAGTAAATACATTACTATCAGAAGCCGCTTCTACTGCAGCTCTGACTTCTGCGTTAGATAATTGTGTATTGGTATCTGTAGTTTGAGCAACCCAATCTAAATTTCCACTACCATCAGTTTTTAGTACTTGGTTAGCAGAACCATCTGTATTAGGAAGGGTTAATGTATAACTTGCAGCCGCACTATGAGGTGGTCCTTTTATTATTATTCCATGCGAGTTATTTTCACAGTTAAGTTTAAATTGACCAGAACCTTTAGTAGCGTTTCCTTTAAATACAACCTTACCTGAACCATCTGGATCTAAATCAATATCACCATTAGAAGTAGAAACTATATCTTGACTATTTACATCAAGTGAACCTCCTAATTGTGGAGATGTATCACTTACAAGATCGGTTGTATTTGTATCTGTAGGTACCGCCCAAGTCAATTCATCTGTACTATCTTTATATTGTAAAAATTTTCCAGCAGAAGGAGAGTTACTAATTTTTAAATTATCTTCATCTACAACATTTGAAGCTATAGTTGTAGCTCCATCACTTGAGGAAGTAACTTCTCCAGAATGGTTAGGGTGTGAATAATTATTAGCACTAGGTGCTATACCATCTAATTTAGTTTTAAGAGTATTAGTAAAATTATTCTGAGTTAATCCTCCGTCTCCTACTGAATAAGTAGTATTTGTATCTGTAGAAGTAATAGTAACTTCATCACTACTAGCATTAGTTGTAATGGTGACATTTGTTCCACCAACTAAAGTTACTGTATCTGTTGTTGTATCAGCAGATACTGTATCTTGACCACTAACAGCAATATTAGAGAAAGCATTTTGATTAGCATCTCCACCACCTCCTCCTCCAGAGACAGTAGCCCATACGTTATCACCACGCAAATAAGTACTGCTACTTGGACTACCAGTAGCGGATAACTCAGCAATACCTATAGCATCATTAGCTACTTTGTCATTTGTGACGGCATTTGAATTAATCCTATCAGTCGTCACAGAATTGTTTCTAAGCTTACTATCTCCCACAGAATCATCAGCCAGCTTATCGGTTGTGACAGCTGCGTTATTGATAGATGCTGTTGTGACGGTATTGTTAGCAAGACCTTCTGTAGCTGTTAATTTTCCTGTTACTTTTGCTCCATTAGAAGATGTTTCAAACTTTTTAATATCATCAAAGTATAGCTCTACTTTCCCGTCACCTTTTACTAGAACACCATTTTCACCAGTTAGGGGTCTTATATTTACATCATTTGAAGCTGTTATGTCGATATCAGCACTAGTACAAGAAATATTTAGTTCACCTGTTGTGTTCTTAATATCAGAAACAGTACCAGTGTGTTTGATTACTAAATCACTTTGTGTTCCAAATGCAGCTTCTAAATTATCCTCTATTTTTATACCCGAAGAAGTTGTCTCTATTCTTTTATTACCATTATAGGATAGCTCTACTCCTTGATTATTATTACAAAAAATAGCGGTTTCAGAGGGATTAGTCTTTATAGTTATATCGCCTAGAGCTGTTATATCTATATCACCATTACCACTACTTAAATCGAGATCACCATCTTCAACAGTTATTGAACCATGTGTACCGTCATGTTTAATTTTGAAATCGCTATCTGTACCAAATATAGCTTGCTTATTATCTAGCCATTTAACATTACCATCTAAATCTTTTATATGTTCTGCACCAACAGCATCATCTTTTAACTTAAATGATCCTATTGAATCATTAGCAATATCTTCACTCTGTATTGGTCTCTCTTGTAATTCATGAATACCGAATAAAGATTGCTCTACGTTTGCATTTAGATCACTTGCACGAATAGAAGAACCTGCAGCAAATACAGCTTTAGGATCTTCATTACCATTAGTCTTACCAACAGTTGTTTTTCTATAAACCCTTACTGTAACTCCAGTCTTAGGAGAACCATCACTCTCCTGAACTGTACTATCAACACTAGTGTCATTGAAAGTTATATTTGCTGGAGATAGTGATACCGCATATTTAGTTGTCGCTTGTGTTGTTCCGTTAAGAGAAACTTGTACATCTTCAGTTTGTAGGACGGGAAAGTCATAAGTAAATACTTTATTAGATCCATTTACGCTCCCACCATTATCCTTATAGGTTGCTGGCATTTTATTGTGTTGTTAATTATTGGTGGTGGTTATCTAGTTGGTATTAGTAATGATTGAGTATCTGATCTAGATCTTCTGTTTGCTTTTATTTTTTCCTTATGTTCAGTCATTAGACGTATTACATCAGGTTCATTCTGTAGTGACATCCAAGCTTTCTTTTGTGCTCGTT